CGATGATTTCCTAAGGCAACTAACATGCAGGCGCTGTGGAGCTGTAGTAGATGCTTTCGACTGGATTAATGCTCGTGCATCTGGAGAGGCGAAGATCGAGTGGGAGCTTAAAAGCCTACGTCAAGAAATAAAGGATCATCGAGAAGGGCTAGAGAAAGTCAAACGTGAAGAGGTGAACTGCCGAGCTAGAATTAAGACCGCCCAATTCAGGCTGAATGAACTGAATATTGGCATCTACAAAGCGGAGAAAGAAAATGGCTAAAGGCACAAAGCCGCCGAAGCCCCGCAAACCCAAAACCTGCCCAATCTGTGAAACAGAATTCCTCCCCTGGTCTACCACTCAAAAAGTTTGCAGCCCTCAGTGCTCGATTGTTTACGGCAAGAAAGTTGAAGCTGATAAACAAGCTGCAGCCCAAAGCAAAGAGTGGAAAAAACGAAAAGCCGACTCAAAGCCATTGAGCCACTGGATAGATATGACCCAGAGAGCTTTTAACGACTTTATTCGCGCTCGGGATGGAGAGGTTTGCATCAGCTGCGGGAGCAAATCAGCAGTGAGTTACCACGCAGGGCATTACAGGACAACAAAGGCGGCCACGCATCTTAGGTTCAATGAAGATAACTGCCATAGCCAATGCGCTGCCTGCAACGTGTATCAGTCAGGTGCAATAGGCCCTTACCGCATTAATCTCATAGCAAAAATCGGCCTTCAGCGTGTCGAGATGCTCGAAAACAACAACACCCCCCACCGATACACCCGCGAAGAACTTGAAGTGCTTAGAGCGCGTTACAGGCAGAAAACCAGAGACCTCATTAAACAACTCGGAGAAGCGGCATGACAATTGACATGGTGTTGACGGCGATTATCTGGGCACTTGTCCTGCTTGTCTGGTTTCCTTGGAAGCTAAAACATCACAGGCATAAATTGGAGGTTACCAAAATAAGGATTAGGGCCCATTTGTTTGCAATTAAATACTCAACTTTAAAATCCCTAAGCGCTAAACCTAAACAAATCGGAGAAGCAGCATGAAAATAGTTCATATCTGTGAAGGTGAAGGCTCCCGTATTTTGATCACCGGTCCGTTCTGGCAACTCAATCGTGCACGTCGCATTGCTGAAGCAGGCCTGCATTCTGCACCTGTCCGTAAATATATGGATACTGGACTTACTTTTCAGATAACCCTTTATGGCGCAAATAGACACGTTCTGCGCGCTTACAAAGCAGTTATCGCTGAACACGGAGGTATGGAATGCCCATTCTGGTTTTAATCCTCTCTTTCTTCAAACCCATCAAAGCCGAACCCGAATACAAAATCCCAACGAGTTACCCCTCTAGCCCTGCACGAATAACGAAGCGGAGAAAGAAATGAATCTCGAATCGGCGACAAAATATTTCTTCTGTAAAACTCAGTCGTTCACTGACTCACCACGTTGCACTGGCGAGACGCTTTCTGGTTCTGATGTCTTAGGGGCTTTTGGGTTATGCCAGTCACAAGCAGAGTTAGGATTTAAGGCCTTCTTGGGGAAGTTAGGCCTTAGTCCTGAAGATTCAAAGAGAGCTGTTAAATTGTTGGTGCAGCACGGGATGAAGCATTGCGACAAGGTTGCCGCCTTACGCAAGCTTGACCCCAAGGTTAAAGTTAAAGTAGTGCAAATGCTCGCAACTTTCGCGTTTAAAGATTATTGCCGAAGCGCGTCAGGGGTAGAGCAGTGCGCTTGCTGTAAAGGCGAGGGATTCACCACTGATAAAAAAGCCACGGCGAGAGACAGGAAAATAAGACCATACAGTGCGCCGACGCGGGTATTGTGTACTAAATGCAATGGCAAGGGGTCGGTGTCGGTTGCGTGCCGTGACTGCCGTGGAAGGGGCGTTTCTGTTGACCAAAAGCAAACTGAATTACAAGGGGTGCCAGTAAAGCAAAATTGCAGGAGATGTCTTGGCCGAGGTTACGATAGGGTGCCAGCTGCTGATACTTACCGGGCAATATGCGCATTCACAGATACGCTCAGCGCGGCAACATGGGATAAGTCAATAAAACCATTCTATGACACGCTGATCACTCACCTTGAGAAAGAAGAATCATGGGCTGAAGTGGTCCTGAGTCGCGTAACTAAATAGCGATGCAAAAAATAGCTCACAAAATTGTCGTAAGCTATTTACTTTTTCCGAAAGCTGGGGTAAATTGCCATTAACAGTGGGTTACTGCACTTGTTAGAGCGGTAAAACATAAAAAAGCCCTGATCTTAACCGGTCGGGGCTTTTTGCATTACTGATTCAGGCAGTTCCCTCTGCCTACCTAGGTTACTTTTTCAAATTTTCGGAAAGCAGCTCTACGGCTTTAGTGATAACAGCTGATTGGGCAATCCCAGCTTGCTTAGACAGAGCCTCGATTAGCTCGATTGTCGTTACTGGCAGTTTGTAGCCCTTTGAGCGAACACCGCGCTTATCATCGCTTTTCTGCTGAATTTCTGAAATTGACTTAGCCATAAAATAAGCCTAAATTATTGGGGTTAGGGTGGAGGGGATTTCTCCCCTCCTTCTGACTGTCTTAGTAAGCTGGCAGGCTAATCACTAAGAGAACAATCAGAATGATGATTAATTTCATCATAACCCTTTCCTCATGTTGGCCTCTGCTTCGGTAGGGGCCTTCCCGTTTTCAGCGTCTTGCTGATGTAATGATTATAGGTGCACCTATATATTAAGGCAAGCATTATTTAACTGAAAACGATAAAAATATCAATTTCTTAAGGCTCACTTCGGTGGGCCTTTTTTTGTGCCAAATTTAGCGCCGAGTGCTCACCCTCATATGACTCCATGTCTACTTGCATTCCGGCGCTAATCCTTTCGACTACAAGCACACAGCCAACAACCGTTGGAGGTGGAGACCATGAAGATGAATCAACAGAGTGACGGATTTTGGACGCATTTCTGGGCTTCGGTTACGGCCGTAGCCAGTGCTGCGGGCCTGACAACAGAGCAATGGATTTATGTCCTCTGTGCGGTTCTCGGCGCGCTATTGTCGTTTGCTTCATACCGAAACAACAAACGCGCCCTGAAAACAAAAGAGGATGAGGACATTAAGCGTACTGAGATCCTTCGTTCATACCTGGCAGGTCGAGAAAACAATGCCACCATGGACCCTGCTCATGTTGCTGAAGAAGTTAAAGGCGTCATGGATAATATAGGTAACTAAATGGCTATGTCACCCGAGCTTAAGAGCAAGTTAGTGAAGTTGAGTGGGGCTACTGCGCTGACAATTGTTATTGCCTTGCTCGGTGGGCCAGAAGGGGTTGAGGGGCAAAAAAGCATACCCTATCGTGACGTCGGTGGTGTGTGGACGGTGTGTAGCGGCATCACCGGCTCAGACGTTGTTCCCGGGAAATACTATTCTGACAAAGAGTGCGATGCCCTGCTGGTTAAACATCTGGTGCCGGTGAAAAAGGCTGTGGACACGGCCGTCAAGGTCCCCATTGATAACTACACCCGCGCCGCACTCTATTCCTTTGCCTATAACGTCGGCGTTACCTCATTCAAGCATTCATCACTGCTGCGCCACCTGAACGCTGGTCAGACTGTGGAAGCCTGCGACGATCTGCGTAAGTGGGTCTACGTGAACAAGCAGCGTAATCGCGGGCTGATCAACCGGCGCGAGATTGACAGGCAGGTTTGCCTGATGGGAGGCGCTTGATGTTTATCGCTTATACCATATTGTGCGTAACCTCGACATTTTTTAACTGGCGATTTTGGTATGCCTTCTTCCTTGGGATGATGTGGGCTGAAGTGATACGGGATTGGCTGCCATGATTAACAAAATCGCCGTTGCCATGACAGCAATCATCTTCATGATTATTGCCCTGTTGATGTGGGCTGCTTTCCACTATTACGGAAAGTCGGTATCAATCACCGACCAACTCACCACCGCTGTTCAGCAAAAGAACGAAGCCGAGTTCGTTACGAGCTCTCAGGCTCTGGCAGTAAACACTTTCAACACGATTGCCGGAGCCACGCTAAATGACCAGAAAAATAACAAAGCGGCCAGCCAGGCGCAGCAGGTCATTATTCAGACCGTTCTTCAAAAAGAGCCGTGCTCTGTGGTTAATATTCCTTCTGCCGCTGCTGACAGCCTGCTCACACACTACAACGCAATACGTACAGGTTCCGGTAACACCAATTCCGGCAAGTCTGCTTCAGCAGTGCCAGCCGTCGCCGCCACCAAGTGACCCCATTACCTACGGCGCAAGCGTACTGTGGAATGAGTTGCTGCTGACCGACATACAAAACTGCAACAGCCAACTTGACGGCATTAAACAAATCGAAGAGGCCAGACAGAAATGATTAAGCAATTTTTCGAATGGCTGAAAGGTCTTTATTACACCCCAGCCGCCACGGCTGAACCCCAATCATCAGGAGTTACCATGACCGACCAAGTAGTAGACGTCACCCAGCCCGCAGCAGCTGTTCCCGCTGCCGCAGCCGTAGCAACAGACACTTCAGCACAGGTAGTAGCGCCAGTTGTTGTAAGTGCCGAAGTAGTAGCGCCTGCTGCCGCAGTAGTGACAGCGCCAGTAGCTGATACCTCAACTGTGGTAGAGGCAGCCGTTGCGACTGCCGCCGCAGCTGTGACCACTTCCGCACTGGCCGAATTCAAAGCCAAAGCAGAAGCTGAGGTAGCAGCGTTTGTTGCATTCGTTGAGCATGGCATTAAGGTGCTAGGTGCAGACGCCGAAGCCGAACTGGTAGCGTTGAAAGACAAGTACCTGTAAGCCATTACAAGAGCCACTCACTTCTCCTAGTGGCTCTGATAATGAGCTTCCATCCAGTGTTGAAAATGAAATATTTTTTGGTTAGATTTTAACCACGCCCAATGCTGGAGAAAACCATGAACTATTTAGTGCGAACAGTGCTTATTACAAGAAAGAATGGTGACATATTTAAATATGAAATATTCCTTGGAGAAAGTAGTCCTCACGACCTTGTTACAGTCCGTGAAGGGGAAGGGAAGGTTATAGAGTACAAATTCAATGAAACTGAATCTGCATTTAAAGTGACACAGATAGAATATGATTTACAGCCAATCCACGATAAATACAGATTGAAAGATGGAATAGTAAGCCTAAATGGTGGACCTGTTAATCTGCAAACAATAGTCAATTATCTGGTAAGTAATAATTAACCGCCTCCGGGCGGTTTTTTATTGCCTTAAATTCAGGAGTTAAAAATGACAGATGTAACCACCGACGAACTAAAATCTGCGATTACCGACGCAGATGTGACAGCACTGATCGTAAGCAAAATCACTGAAGCCAAAACCGTTGGCTTGGCTGATGCAGTGACAGCCTCAATCGCTGCACTGTTCCCGGGCAGCACAGACCCTACATCTGATGCTTTGGCATCGACTACTGCTGTAGTGGGAGATAACTCAGAATATGATGGCACAGTAGCTGCTGTGGCGTAATTTATAAAATTCTGCAAAAGGCATTCATAGAGTGCCTTTGACAGAATAAACATATTGAATCCTTAGGTGGTGGTGATGAAATTGCCGAGGGTAATACTCAACTAGCCAGCAGGATATTCTAAAATGACTGATTCTATCAAAAGACCGATGCCATCATTAGACCCTGCTGGCAGATTTCATTTTTACAATCGAGTCTTTCCTGCGCCCGAAGTTCTTGAATGGGTTAACGGACAAATTCTTGATGAAGACGGTCCGCTTTATAACGAAGACCATGCCCACCTGATTGAAGCCGACATAAAAATCATGTGGGCATCGTCGGCATTCGAAAAGCAGGGTAGAACTGTGCTAGGTCAAGCCGAGCAAGTGGCAATGCGTGTCGGTGGCTGGCAGAAGGCCAGAATGGAGCAGCAGATGCATGAGTGGTTCGGTGAAGTGCCGAAATTCATCATCACACTGGCAGCAGACTATTGTTCTCAGTGCACTGACCTTGAATTCTGCGCACTGGTCGAGCATGAGCTTTATCACATCGGCCAGGCCAAGGATGAATTCGGCGCGCCAAAATTCAACAAAGAAGGTCAGCCGGTATTGGCAATGAGGGGTCACGACGTTGAAGAATTTATTGGCGTTGTTCGAAGATACGGTGCGAGCGTTGAAGTCCAGGAGATGATTGACGCTGCGAAAAACAAACCAGAGGTCGCGGGAATCGACATTGCGAGAGCGTGCGGTACGTGCCTGCTGAAGTTGGCATAATTTTAATACTGTTAAATACGGATGATGAAATATGGCATCACTGAAACCAGAAGTGAAAGCCTTCATCGTTCAGGGCTTGGCATGCTTCGATACCCCTTCGCAGATCGTCGAGTCGGTAAAGAAAGAATTCTCCGTTGACATTACTCGTCAGCAGGCCGCATCTCACGACCCTACAAAGGCTGCAGGTGTTGGGTTGGCCCCTAAGTGGGTTGAGTTATTTAAAAGTACCCGCGAACGATTCCAGAACGAAATTTCAGACATACCGATCGCCAGTCGCGCCTATAGGCTGCGGGCGCTTGATCGCATGGCGACAAAAGCTGAAGGCATGAAGAATATAGCCATGGCGGCTCAGCTCTTGGAGCAGGCGGCAAAAGAGGTTGGAGAGGCTTATACCAACCGGCAGAAGATTGAGCACACAGGCAAGGATGGCGGCCCGATAAAGACAACGCAAACACAGCTTACTCCTGAGCAATTACGCGAGGCTCTAAAGGGAATAATTGATGAGGTATAGCTATGCGCCAGTTCACGCCAGAGGAACGTCAGGCGGCGATACTGGCAGCGCGTGAAGACCTCTATTTCTTTACGCGGTGGATGTTCCTTCAACGCAAAAAATTTAAATGGCTGCGAGGGAAGCAGCACAAGATAATCTGTGATGCGTTGATGCGCGTCTACAGAGGCGAATGCAAGCGCCTAATCATCAATATCCCACCTCGCTATTCAAAAACAGAAATTGCCGTGGTGTCTTTCATTGCATGGACGATGGGTAAATACCCTGATAGCGAATTTATTCACACTTGCTATTCCGGCAAATTGGCATCAAACAATAGTAGCCAGATCCGTGAAATTGTCCGCTCGCCTGAATATCAAGAAATATTTCCTGATGTGGTATTACGCGACGACTCGCAAGCTAAAGATGAGTGGCGAACGACTGACGGTGGCGTTATGTATGCCGTCGGCGCTGGCGGCACAATTACCGGCTTTGGTGCTGGCAAAGTTCGTGAAGGGTTTGGTGGCGGGATTGTTATTGATGACCCTCACAAGGCTGATGAAGCCCGCTCTGATACCGTCCGAAATGGCGTTATAGAATGGTTTCAGAACACCCTGGAATCTCGCTGTAACTCGCCGCAAACGCCTATTATCCTCATAATGCAGCGATTGCATGAGAGAGATTTGGCGGGTTGGCTGATTAATGGCGGCAACGGCGAGGATTGGGAACTCATCAAGCTTAAAGCCTTGCAAGACGACGACACCGCTTTATGGCCTGAGAAGCATAGTGTTGAACGCCTTAAGGTAATGCGCTCATCAAATGAGTACGTATTTGCAGGGCAGTATCAGCAAGAGCCATCGCCGGGCGACGGGAATACATTCAAACCTGACCTGATCCCCATTGTTGATGCTGTGCCATCTGGTGTCCGCTGGGTTCGTGGTTGGGACTTTGCCGCAAGCGTTCCTAAGCCTGGCGCTGATCCTGATTATACGGTTGGTGGCAAATTGGGTATTCTTCCTGATGGGCGCTTCATTATCGGAGACATTGTCAGAATGCGTGGTCTGCCACATGAGGTAGAGTCCACGCTGAAGAACACAGCCGACCGTGACGGAAACAGCGTAAAGATAAGTATCCCTCAAGACCCAGGGCAAGCTGGTAAATCTCAAGTGGCCTCTTTCATCAGACTACTTGCCGGTTATAGCGTGACCTCTTCACCTGAGTCAGGAGATAAAGTCACACGCGCCGAGCCATTTGCAGCCCAATGCAACGTTGGTAATGTCATGATGCTGCGAGCCAACTGGAATGATGATTTGATCGACGAAATGCGCAAATTCCCAAATGGTATGCATGACGATCAGGTAGATTCACTTTCACGCTCATTCTCCGAATTATTCACCGCCAACACCGGGCTTCTCGACTACTACGCTAATAAGGCAAATAAATGACTGCTAGACTTCACCCGCCCTCAGACGCCAAATCGCAGATCACCATTTTTGGTCGCTCATATAACCCGTTACTGGGCATTCAGGATGTCCCTGATTCTGATGCTCCAATCCTTATTGCAAACGGCTGGATTAACGCGGCTTCCGGCACAACTTCATCTCAGTCCGGCGCGACAGCCTCCCGACCTTTAAACCCGAAAAAGGGAGCGACATTTATTGATGTTACCCTGGGTGTAAATATCATTTTTGACGGCAAAGTCTGGCGAAATGCAGCTACTGGCGTTGCAGTGTGAGGTAATGCATGGAAGGGCAAAAGGTTCCAGTTTCAGAAGGTCTGCTTGCCCGAGTATCCGGCGCTGTTAAATCAATGTTCGGAATTAATCAGACGGCAGCGGGCAATCAGTCGACTACGTTCATGGGGCCGGGTGAAAGCATTTCGCCCACGGTACAAAACCCCGAGGCGGCGGGCGTTCTTGGCAGGCAACTTGATTATCAGGTCGGTTACAACAAGGTCTATCGGCCACGAAGCTCTGAACTCACGACATTTGAACAACTACGAGCTCTGGCTGATAACTGCGACGTGCTGCGGCTGGCGATAGAAACGAGAAAGGATGCTGTTGATAACTTCCAGTTTGCCATTAAGCCGCGAGACGGAAAAAAGGCAAACCGCAAGTGCCGGGATATCGAAGGGTTTCTTCGCTTTCCCGACGGCGAGCATGATTTCGCAACTTGGGCGCGTGCGCTGGTTGAGGATATGCTTGTCATTGACGCCGCCACTATCTACCCGTGGAAAACAAATGGCGGTGATGTCTACCGGCTTGAGTTAATCGACGGCAGCACTATTAAGCGACTGATTGACCCGACCGGACGCACTCCGATGGTCGGCCCCGCATACCAGCAGGTAATAAAAG